AGCAGTTACGAAACAATCAATTTGAATAACCATCTCTTCCCAAACCCTAGTTGCTCCAATATCCATTTCAAAATATGCATATGGAACAAAAGATTTGTCAGAACGTCTTTCAATTTCAGTTATCGGTTCTTCCCAAGAACAGAAAACCAACCCTTGCGGATGAAATGCTAACACTTTTTCTGTCAGCGTATCAACAGAACCAGAAGTAGGCATCGACTCATACCTAATAAACTGGAACCCTGCATAATAATTGGTTTGTCCTTCAACCAATGCACGGATGTTATTATAATCTATGCTTTGGATTGTTGTGGAATGCAGTAGTGCTTCTATCTGAGCCGCAGAACATACAATGAAATATAGCGGATTGCCACCTTCATCATATTGATCTGCTTCGTTTTCAGAGAGAATCCTGCGAGCCTTCAACAGTTTGTCAATTGATAATGTCCTGCGATTACCTGCGGTATTATCAATACCACTATAATCAACAGTTGCAGTACCAATTTGCAAATCGACATCAATAAACTGATTTGGGAAATTAGAGGAATTCCAAACTATCTCGGTTGCACCGTCCATAACACCACCATCTGATTCATAAGCTGAACCAAAGGCGGCATCAACGATTACAGAATCCATCTTACGAGCCATAGCCATTGACGTAGCTTCTGCATAAGGCTGAAACACATCGTAATTCATACGTCGTGTATCAAAGCCCTCTACAAAGAATCCGGCATTTTTAGGCTGTGCCGATACTCTCCTACGTTGATGGGATATTGCCTGTACTGGCGAATCTGCAAAACGTGCAACTTTATCAAGTGCTTCGTTAGTTCCGATCTTATCAATGAACTCGGCAACACCTTGACAGTTTGGCTTGTTGGTTACAAAATTCCGTAACCGTGTTGTTTTTTGTTGAAGCGCATGTAATACATCAGCAGAATAGCGATGTATATAAGACGTTTCAATGTCATAAAAATTAGCCATGTTGTACCTTTTATAGAAATCTCATACACAATATGTGCATGATTAAAACTCACTCTAACCTAGAGATTGTCCATAAAGGGTCTCAAGAGAATGTTCAGCAGGGCAAGTGCTTGTCTGCTTATTATCTCTTGTTCGGCTGTTCCTACACTATGTAGGATGTGAAACTATCTTACTCTTTGTTGTGAAGGATATGCTGTTTTAAATAGCCTATCCATTTTTTTCATTGCAGTTTGGTGATTAGGATCACGATTATCACGATAAGACTTAGAAAAATCCTTATCAGAATAAAGAGACTGAATCTCTTCCTGCGCCATCTGCGGAGATATTTGGGTTTTACCTAAACCTGTACCTACCGCAAGTGCTTCTTCTCCTAGCATTTGTCCTATTTTTGAAAAAGCCTTGATCATCTCAGGATGATTGCCAAGACCTGTATTATCCAAAACCTCAGACAATTCTGGAGATGCGAACTGTGCATAAGCTCTTTTGGCATAGTCCATATTACCATCATAATTCCTGCCCCAGTCACGTTGCAGATTAATGGTTGTCTGGACTTCCAAATCTTTAATACTTTGCTCATGTGCATCAGATTCTTCCTCCTGAATTTCATTATAAAGACCTAGAATATTTTCAGCTTGTTCTTGGCTAAAACCATTTTCATGTGAGAATTGCTTGTAACCATCAAGAACTCCCTCATCATCTTCGCCAAAATCATAACCGTCTGCACGTTCCGGTCTTCCGAGTTGATTATAAAAACTTTCCCTACTTTCCCCTTCTTGCGGAAGAGAGATGAGATTGTCCGGGTTTCCTCCTATCATTTTGACTGCATTAACGTAGGACTTGGCGAGTTTATCTACAGAGTCAAATGTTTGGAGACTAGGTTCATCCCTTAAACCTTCCGGCATAGTGGATGCATTAAATATTAAAGCCGAAGATTCGCCACTATCAGCTTGTCCTGAATCTTCAGGAGCCATTGCTTCTTCTGACATAATTAATTGTTGTTAAGGTTATGCTCGTCTTTCTGCGCGAGCCTGTTCCTGCATGTCAATTCTTTTCCTTATGGCTTCCAAATTTGCACCAACAAGATTAATAATCTCCATCACTACAGTTCTTTGGCCTTCCTGCCATGCAGATGTATAAGGGTCATTAGCATGAGATGTTCTAAAAACAAAATGTGCATTTGACAAAGTTGCCAACACATCCTGTCCTTCTTCTCCACTAAAAACCTCTTTAAATCGTTTACGTTTTTCTTTTTCCTGTAACCAGCGTGAAATCATGCGGCTTCTGATCTAAGTGCTTCAGCTTTTGCCATTGATTCATTCAATTGACCTGCAACCTGTGCCTGTTGCAATTGTTCTTGTTGTTCTTTTTGTTTCTGTTGTTCTGCAATCATTTGTTCCACTTCTTCCTGTGTTCTAAGATTAGAAGTTGGTATTTGCAGGACTTCAGCAGTATTTTTAAGGATTTGCTGAGTATTAAAATACATTGGTATTGTCTGGTCTATCTGTGCAAGTGGCATAATCATTTCAAATAACTGATTCATTGAACTTATTTCGCCTGATCTCATTGAAATAGAAACAGGATTAATATATTCTATTTTATATTGATTCTGCATTTCTTGTGGCATTTCAGGTAGTTGGTATGATCTCATAAGTATATTAACCGTTCTTCTGATAAGCGGATCAAGAAATTCTGCTTCCTGACGAGCAAGAATTGGCCCAAGTATAGGCATTTTTTGTCTCATTCGTACAGATACTTCTGTTGCAGAAAAGCGCATTACATCACCATCAGGTGCAATTGGTCCAGGTAATTCAAGTAAATCCAAGAAATATCCTTCCCTAATTGCAGAGGTGCATTTTGCAGTTAGTTTCTCTGCATACTCTGGTCTTGCTCTTGTTGGTACTTCAAATATTTCATCTTTACCCCCTAGCCCGACTGAATAATAATTTATTGCATCAGGGGTAGTATCTAGGGGGTCTAAGAGTCCAGAATCCGGCACAAATAGAGGCGGAGACACCGCTTTCTGGACAGCCTTTAAATATGTTCTATCAATTTCAGTAATAAGTCTTATATCCGGCATTATTTCCCATGTTGGACCTCTACCGTATATTTCTCTATCTGATCTTTCCCATCTTGCACAGATATAAGGCATTTCTTCATATCCGCCGAATGCCAATATTTGTTTTATATCTTTTAAGTAGTGAATAGAAGCAAATGGTTTCTGGAATCCTTTTGGCAGATAGTTTTGTGCTGTCCAAGAAGGAAATACTGCATGTACTACATCATATTCATCAAGCATTTTTGGTCCGAACCCTTTTTCAACTATTTGTTCAGGAAGAGTCTCTGGATCGAACCTAGATACTAAATCTTTTGCTGTCTGTTTATAATTCCTGAATACAGTATCAATTTCCATTTCACTTCCGCTACCCAATATACAATCCGATAGCGGGAAATTACGATAGCGTGGTCCAAATCCGGCTTTATCTTCAACAAATATAATACCAGTCCCAAAAGACCCTGCTTCCAAGTAATATTGGAATACTGCACTTTGGAAATTAGATGCAGGTCTTGATATATGATGTTTTACTATTTTAGATGCCTCTTCCATCCAGAGAGCAACATTACGGCTTTTATCTAATTCAGCAATTCCTGTTGTGAGCTTAAACCATTCTGCCCCCATTGGAGTAAAGACATTATGGATATTGGATGCAAACCTTTTAAGAAGACGCATTGCAGTTCCTTCAAAAGCCATCCCCATTCTATCATCACCTCTTGAATGAGTAGTTGTGAAGTCGGAGCGATGCGGCAAGACATATTCTGCCATTTCCTGCCATTCTCGTTCCCAAACCCTGCGGTTGCTTTTTAACTTCTCATGGTGTCTATCTATAATAGCACCAAGCTCATTTCCTTGTTGCTCTTCAGCCATTTTATTATGGTCCAGTTAGCATTGTTGCAGATTGACCTGCGGTTAGATTTGCCGCACCCCTACCAGCCAATTCTTTCCTTTTTTTGTTCTGTGCAGTTAATGCCGCTTCAGGATCAACTTCTTCTGCCGATAGTACAGGAGCCGCTACGTCTTCAGTTTCAGTATCTTTACCCTGTGCGCCTTCTACAAGGTCTTTGAATGAACCCCCCATATAGTTTATCTGTTATCTGACCTAATGTACCTCCCGGTCCTCCTTTTATTGTTCCAGCAGGGTCTTTAATTGCGGATATGGTATCTTGTACTGTTGTACCAACACTTGTACCAACATCACTAACTGTTTCAACAACTTTATTTATAGCTTTAGTTACAGGATTCCCACCACCACCTTTACAGAGTGATACTTCACCTGTGTAGTTATAAGATTTAGAAGATTGTTCTACGAGAACACCATTCTTAAACTCATAATTTACTTCTGTATATACTTTCATATTAACCTTTTATTAAATGGTTATAGTTTCTTTCTTAACAAAATACAATCTTCTTCATATTCTTTCAACACTTTTTTCCATCCTCTTCTTGCATACATATCCATGTAGGCACATCCTTGGGCTTTTGCCCAATCTTCCAGCATTAACAAACCTTCATCAATCCATTCAAACATACTTTCGCCAGCAAGAGTTACAACACGGCACATTTTATGTCTGGGATAGTGTGCATATTCTATTGTAATTGCGGCAACAATTGAAACAGAATCAGGTTTAGTAACTATCCATAATATATAATGTCCAGTCTTTAAGTATGCTAATATATCTTCTTCATTAAGTACATCATCATTTGTTTTTGCAATCAATTCTTTTACATCATCCCAGACAGTATCAATTTCATGTTTTTCTACAATATAAACATCAAGCGTAGAGCCTGTCTGACGAATCATAGTAATCGTATGTACTAATTGCTTTCCTTGGTCTTTTCTTAGGACGACCTGTAGTTGCAAACTTTAAAGACTGAGAGGCATATCTTGTTGCACTCATTAAGTCATCATGTGCCTTTACTATTCTGCCATCTTTCCTATGATACATCCTAAGTTCTTCAAACCACAACCCTAAATAATTGAATACCTTAAATCTTCCTGTTTGCATTCTCTGTAGCATATCCATAATTCCAGGTTCTATAGAGATACCGCCATCTGAATTTGCAAAGTGTGTATGTGCCATATTAACACCTTGTTTACGATAAAGTTCTGCTAATGGTTTACCTGATCCCTTATCATGTTGTGATCCATCATGAGGCCATATCACAGGAACCCAGTCGCCTCTTTCTCGTATTGCCGCAGAATGAACAACAGGTGTTTCTGCCGATTTGCGGTAACAATCATAAACATAAACTGTATCTGTGTCCCTGTCCCATGCAATCCAGACTGCGGCAGTAGGGTGATCCCATCCGAAATCTATCCCACATAAACGAGGCCAGTATTCAGGTAATGGGAATGGTTCAACTTTAAGATCATTCTCATCAAGTGGAAATACAAGTCCAGAACCAAGAACAGGTATTCCTTTTGAGCGCATATCTCTTTCATGTGGAGGAAGTGCTGCTAATATCTCTTTCTTCACATCCTCATTCAAGTGTACTGCATCATCCCATGTTGCATGATAAAGAGCCTGTGACTGACCTATCTTTGTCATAAACTGAGTCACAACTTCAGTCATTCCACTTTCAGGAGTAAAGGTCATAAAGACTATACCACCACTTTTAAGTGCGGCTCTCAATGCTTGTGAGTATATATCCTGTGGAGGTTCCTCATCCAGCCATGTAACATCTACTGCCTTACCCATCCATTGCATCTTACCCTGTTCATAGGACTTGAAGATCAGTTTAGAATTTCTACCTGATACATGTTTTACATTCAGACTTTGGTATGCATTTGGAACACCGGGCATTCTCAAGGGAGTACCAACTATATACTGCTTTGGTATTGATCCTTTGCCGAATTCTGCCTCATCTCCGGGTTCCCCAAGCATTTCTGCCTGTACTATATCTCTTGTATTTGCAGTTGTATTACCAGCTGCCCATGCAGTTATAGGTCTGAAGAACCTTGCACCCTGCCACCACTTAGGGTAACGTCCAGTTAAATGGAATGCCATCTCTGATGCACCACAGAATGTTTTACCTGTTTTGTTTGCTGCCATTAAAAGACGCTGCCTAGCAAGGCGACCTTTCATATCCTTGGCATCATGGAACCGTTTCTGATATTCATAGGGTTCATATTCCAATAGTCTATTGGTTTCATAGAGATCAGTTATTTTCTCTGCAATTTCAATTGCCTGTTCTGCCTTATTGCTCATAAATCACCAAAGTTAAGACCATGCTTCTTTCTAGGTTTACCCAAAAATGGATATATCATTTTCATTGAATCCATGAAACTGGGGTCTTTTTTACCTGTAAATTTCTTTGCTTCTTGCCTTCCCCTGATAGGAGCTAGTATTGTTGAACCTAGCCCGAATGCACCTAATCCTCTGGTAAATATCATTGCCCTAGTTTTAGCAGTTACTATACCAGTTTTGTTTTCTCTGATTGCCCTTTCCTTTGAAGTATTGTAGCCAAAAGGATTCGGACCTTTTTTAATTTCTGCTAGAGTTTTAGCTGTTGTTTGTTTTTCTTTAGGCATCTCCACATCCGATATATGTTCAAATGTTTTAGATTGTCTATCCCACATTAATGGGTCTCTTCGTCTTGTTAATAATGTTTTGCCTGTTATTAGTTGTTTTCCTTGTTTCTTTAGTTTCTTATTTTGTCTCTTAATGGATTTATAAACGGATTTATCTTCTTCAATACTTTGAATATCTTTTTTAAATTCAACATCTTGCTGTTCTCCGTAACTCTCTTTATGTCTTCTAGTACCTTTGCCTGTTGTATTTTTATCCGCAGATTCTCCTTCTACATCTATTGGTTTTGTTTCCTGTAAGTCTTTTCTTTGTTGTTTTCTAACTTCAGCCTCTTTTTCAAATTCTGGACTTTCTAATGCTGAACTTTCTAATGCTGAACTTTCAAGTTGGGATAGAGAGGATTGGCCATAAGTATCAGGTCCAGTCCTAATCTTTGCAAGAGCCCTTATCTCTCTTT